CCAGTTGATTTGGAAGTATTTGGTAATTTTATTCAAAAAGTCGTATCATCGGGTGCGGTTCAAGTTATCGGAGATGTTGAACTTGAAAATTATATTAGAGAAAAAGCTAATCTTCCTGCCAGACCAGATATGGATACTACAGAATTTCTCATTGACCATAAAATAGATACTGTAAATAGTAAAAAACAAAAAGCAGATTTGGTTAGAATGTTTGAAACTATAGTTAATGCTACTGATAGTAAAGAAGTTAATACTCCTACTAACAAGAAAGAGGTTGTTGATGACAACTAATTGGTTAAGTATACAAAGGATAGCGGATGAATACGAAGAAAGATTATTTAAAGAATATGTTGTCTTGTTTAATCAATTGCGTGAAAGTGTAAAAAATAAAGACCTTATGGTTACCAACGACATAAGTTTTTACGATAATTATATTGACTGGAATTTACTTGAAAATAAAGCATATAATATTTATTATACGATAGTTCTAATAGTGTCAGATGCTTATGATGTTTCTGATGAAGATATGACTAAAGTTTCAAAAATTTTTGTTGATAGTTCAAATTTTAATATAAGAAATCCCAAAGCAGCAGATTGGGCGAAATTACATGTTGGAAATAATATTAAGCAAATTAACGAAGCAACCAGAGATGGTGTTAAAACAGTTATAGAAGACGCTTTAAAATATGGTGGGCATCCTAAAGAAACTGCTCAAAATGTAAAAAGTTTTATTGGTTTAACAAGTAGTCAAACATCAAGTTTATTAAAATATAAGAAACAACTTGAAAACAGTAAGACAATATCACCAAGTGAGATTGATAGAAAACTTAATTTAAAAATAAGACAAAAGCTTTTTGAAAGAGCATTATTAATCACCAGAACAGAAACGATAGCAGCAGCATGTGGAGGTCAGCAACTCCACTGGGAAGATATGTTGACACAAGGTTTTCTTAGTAAAGATGAACTTGTTAAAGAATGGATTGTTACACCTGATGATAGATTATGTGAATTCTGCGGAATGATGAAGGGTGTGACAACAGAAATAGATGGTACATTTGCGTTTGGAGGAAAGACACCTCCATTACATCCAAGATGTAGGTGTGCAATAGGATTAACTAAGAAAGAAGGAATCTCATAATGCCATATTCTACTCTTAGTGATTTACCAGATTATGTAAAAGAAAGTTTGCCAGAAGAAGCACAACATGTATGGAGGGCTGCTTTTAATTCTGCTTTTGACAAACATGGTGAAGAAAAAGCTTTTCCAATAGCGTGGGCTGCAGTTAAAAATGCTGGATGGACAAAAACAAATGGCGAATGGATAAAAGAATCTAATGTTAATAAAATTTGTGATTTTGAAATAAAGAAAACTATTGATGAAAAAAGATTAGCATTTGGGTGGGCAATGATTAGTAGAGATTCTTCAGGTGCTGAAGTGTGGGATTTGCAGAATGATAATGTTGACCCTGAAGACTTAGAAGAATTTGCTTACAAATATGTTAAATTTTATAGAGATGCTGGAGAATTGCATATTAATAGCGGAATGGGTGTTATGATTGAATCTGTTGTAACAACATTAGAAAAACAACAGGTTTGGGGAATACCGATAGGAATAATGCCTGTGGGTTGGTGGGTTGGTTTTTATGTTAATGATGACAGTGTTTGGGATAAAGTTAAAGAAGGGAAATATAAAGCTTTTTCTATTGAAGGCGTTGCAGAAAGGGTTGAGGTGTAATATGGGATTAGGTGGAAAAAAGACTAAACTCAAATGCGGAGATATTCGTAAAATCGATTTTGTTCCCGCTGGTGCTCAACAAGACAGTAAAATTTCTATTTTTAAATCAGACAATAGTTTTTTAAGCAAAATTGTTGCTTATATAGAAAAAATTTTTTCGGTAGAAGGACAAATTGAGAATATTGATTTATTAGAACAATTTTTATCTGGATATAAAGCATTAGATTGTGTAATAAAATCTGATGATGCGGATAAAAAGAATCTTGTAGAAGCAACCATAAATAATTTTGAAGCAAGTTTAAAATATAATGTGTTAAAATCTATAGAAGAAAATAAATCTAATATTGAGTACAATGTTGAATCTGTTAAGGTTATTAAAAGTATTGTTGATGAAATGTTGGCTTCTGATGAAGCATATACAAATAACATTAATAAAATAAAAGAAGGAGGTAATAACAACATGGATGGAATAGATGTTTCTGTTTTGACACCTGAAGTGCGTGATTATATTGCTAAACTTGAAAAACAGATTAGTGATGCAACTGTAGTAAAATCAAAAGAACCAGTGGATATTACAAAAGGATTACCAGAAGAAGTAACTAAAGCAGTGAATGAAATAATCGAAAAGAACAAAACTCTTGAAAAAGAAAATAAGGAAAAAGCTGAAAAAATAGCTAAAATCGAAGATGAAAATACAACGAAGGCTTATATTGCAAAAGCTTCTGTTTATACGCATCTTGGTATAAAGCCTGAAGAGTTTGGTCTGGTTCTAAAGAGTGTTTCTTCTCTTGGAACAGAAGTTTTGTCTAAACTTGAAACTGTTTTAAAAGCAGCAGAAGAAATGATTTCGAGTGGAAATGTTTTCAAAGAATTTGGAACTCACAATGACAATTCTGTAGCAACATCAAAAGAAGAGGCATGGAGTAAAATTGTTGCTTTAGCTAACGCAAGAGTAACAAAAGGAGAAAACAAGACCCAAGCTGAAGCAATTGATTTTGTTTCTAAGACTCCAGAGGGAAAAGAATTATACAAAATATACGACACAGCTGAATAGTTGTATTGTGTATTGAATCAAATTATAATTACAAATTTATAAGGAAGGAGTGATATAAATGGCATATGAAATTCCTGGATTTAAATTTACAGCAAAAGCAGCAGAATCATTAGCTACTGCACAGTACAAGTTTGCTAAATTTTCTGCAGATGATACCGTTTCTATCGGAACAGATTTGACTGATATACCTTGTGGTATTATTCAGAATGATTGTGGTGCTGATGGTGCTGCTGAAATTATGGCAGATGGTATTTCAAAATTGAAGGTCGGTGCAGGCGGTGCATTAACTGCAGGTCAGCTTGTTGGTTGTGATGCCGAAGGCTGTGGTGTAGTCGTTGACCCCGATGGAGTAAGCGATTATTATTATGTAGGACATGTTATGCATGGAGCAGCAGTAGGAGAGCTTTGCACAGTTTTGTTTAATTGCATGACTCCTGTAATACAGTCTGGTTCTTAATTAGTACTATAAAGAATGGAAGGAGTGATATAAATGGCAGATTTAATTAGAAAAGCACAACCAACACAATCTGATGTTCACGTAAATGCACCATTGTCTAATATTTCAATAGCTTATATACAGTCTCAGGGTGAATTTATAGCTGATAAAGTTTTTCCGACTGTATATGTTGATAAGCAGACTGATTTATTTTGGAAATATACCAAACATGATTGGTTCAGAGACGAAGCCAAACTTCGTGGACCAAGTACAGAATCTGCAGGAGGCGGATACAACGTTTCTACTGATAGTTATGCATGTAATGTGTATGCTTTCCACAAGGATATTCCTGACCAAGTGAGAGCAAATGCAGATATGATGGATGTCGACAGAGACGCTTCATTGTTTGTAACTCACAGATTGCTTTTGAGAAGAGAAAAAATTTGGGCAGAAAATTATTTTGCAACAAGTAAATGGGGCAAAGATTATACTGGAGTCGCTGCTGGTGAAGTTGCAGGTACTTCATTTAGACAATGGTCTGATTATTCAAGTTCTGACCCTGTAAGTGATATAAAGACTGGCAAATTGTACATCAAGGGAACAACTGGATACAGACCAAACACATTAGTTCTTGGAGAAGAAGTATTCGAATCCTTGAAGAATCATCCAGATATAATCGATAGATATAAATATACTCAAAGCAATGTAATCACTGTTGATATGTTAGCAAGACTCTTTGAAGTTGACCGTATTCTCATAGCAGGAGCAGTTTATTCAGCTGATGAAGAGCTTAAGACAACTCCTACATATACATGGGTAATGGGCAAGGGAGCATTGCTTGTGTATGCAGCACCAAATCCTAGTTTGCTTACTCCTTCTGGCGGATATACTTTCGCTTGGAAGGGTCTCACTGGTCTTGGTTTTGCAACAGCAATAAGTAAATTCAGAATGCAGAACCTTAAATCTGATAGAGTTGAAGGTGAATCAGCTTACGATTGTAAACTTGTTGCTAATGACATGGGTGTTTATTTTGCGACAGCAATAGTTTAGACTTAATACAACTTATTTTATTAACCAGTGCTGTGTTATTAACATGGCACTGGTTGTTTCACATTATAGTAGTGCGGAGGAGATTATGTTTTTAGTATTGAAACCTTTTGGAGATGCAGGCTTTTACAGAGTTGCTGGAGAGGTTGTGGATGGAAAGGATTACAAATGGCTCAATAAATTGATTTCACAAAGATATTTAATTTTTTTTGATATTATAAATGAAGAAAATAAAATCGTTAAATGTCAATTATGTGAGCGAAATTTTGTTAAAGAAGAAATTTTAAACGCACACTATATTTCGTGTCATCCTAACGAGATAACAATCGTCAAGGAATAAAGGAGGTTCGTATGAATCGAATTACAAAGGGAAATGGTTTATTTGGTGCCGTAACCTTTACAGGTGGTGCAACTTTAAAAGGTAACACCAAAGGTGATATAAGCGTTACTGGATACTCTAGACTCGCAGCAGGGTCTAGTGGTTGGTATTACAATGTTGAACAACTCGACACTGTTGCCTTAACTGGTACATTGCGTGCTGGTTATTTTGTTGCCACAAATGGTATTCTTGCTGCAACAGGCACAATTCGTGGTATAGAAGTTAAAGCAAGAGCAGCTGATTCAAGCAATGTCGGTGCTAATGTAACATATCTTGAAGGTATATCAATAAGTGCTGATGCTAAGACAAAAGATGTTACCAGAATGTATGGCATAGAAATAATGCTTGATGGTGGTGCGGGTGGTACTGTCACCACAGCAGTTGGTTTGCAAATTAGTAACAATGCTTCTGACACTCAAACTGCTTCTTATGCGATTAGAGTAAATTCTACAGGTGGTGCACATAAAGCATTCACAACAGATATAATTCTTCAAAATGGAGAAACAATTGATAATGCAACTAATGGAACAATCGCTTTAACAGCTGCTGTTCTTAAACTCGCTTTTGACGCTGCTGCTTACATGACTGTTACTGTCGCTGATGGTGGTGCAGTTACTTTTGCTGATGTCTCTGATGGTACTGCTGGATTCGCATTTAGCCAAAAAGTAGACATTACTGGTACTTTAGGAGTAGTTGGGGCAACAAGTATAACTGGCGTGTTAACGGTTAAATTTGACGCTGCTGCTTACATGACTGTTACTGTCGCTGATGGTGGTGCAGTTACTTTTGCTGATGTCTCTGATGGTACTGCTGGATTCGCATTTAGCCAAGTAACAAACTTTACTGCTGGTTTAAACATTAATACAAACTATATTACGGTTCTTCCTGATGCAACAGCAACAATAGGTATTTATACACAATCTGGTACTCTTTCAGCAAATCCTGGCTCAACTGTTATTGCTCATAAAATTGACATTGCTCATTCAGTAGGTGCGGGAGATTGCGATGACCTTATTGCACAGTATAGTAGAGTAAACATAACTGGTGATGGTGATTCTGGATTAACTGCAGTAGGTATTGCAGCTAGAGCATATCAAGGTACATCAGCAGGAACAACTGTTGCTTCTCAGGTTTATGGTGCACAAGTATGGGCTAAACATCTTGGTACTGGTACTGTTGCAGCAATGTCTGCGTTATCAGCAAAACTTCAAATAAACAAAACAGACGCATTTACTGCAACCAATTCTATCAATGCTGGACATTTTCATTTGGAATCAATTGATGGCGTAGCTAATGGTGCAATAACATCTGGGAATTTTGATTGCGTAATGATGGAAGTTTATCCGACAGTTACTGGTCTTCAGTCTGTTCTCAATATGGCTGTCGAAACAGCTGCAACAGTTGGTGCATGGTTTGACCTCAATGGTGGTGCAGATGTTACTGACTTCTTCAATATTTCTGCTGTTTCCTCATGTGTTGTTATTGCTGCTGGTACGACAATGCATCATGACCCGAATGCTGTTACTTGTGATGGACATTTGATTATTAAAATAGGTGCTGTTCAATATGATATTCCTTTCTATGACCATGCATAATTGGAGGTAAACTATGAAATGTAAAATTTGTAAAGATTTTATAGATGGTAAAACCAAAGATATGTTATGCAACGATTGTAGAGAAGACCAGCAAAAAGTAAAACAAATTATCAAGAAGACACAAACCAAAATTAAAAAGTAATATCGTGGGAGAGTTGCTAATTTGACTCTCCCATAATAGAATAAAGTAATTATATATTTAATATAATATATTATTGCTATTAACAATATAATTGTCAAAGGAGAGACTATTATGAAATTAAGATTGATTGAATTGTCAATGGTTCAAAAATTACTTAACGATGTTTTGGTACCAATGAACGAAGAAGGAACAAAAAGAACACCAAACAAGATACCTGTCAAAACAGCATATTGGATGAGTAAATTTATGAAAAAACTTACAAAAGAAATTGAAGATTATGAAAAGAACAGAATCGATTTGTGCATTAGGCACAGCAACAAAGATGCTAATGGTGTTGCTATTCAAAAAGATGATATCACTGATACTGCAGAAAAGAAAAGAAAAGTTTTTGATATCGGAGACACAGAAGCATGGCAAAAAGAATTTAATGAATTAGGAAACATAGAAATTGAAATTCCATTTAGTTCATTTTCTTTAGAACAATTCGGTGATATTGACATGAGTGTTGTTCATATGAGTGAATTGATAAGCTTAGGTTTTATTGAAGATGAAGATAAAGATGACCAAGGTTATGAAGAGCCATCTGAGAATGTTATTCCAATGAAGAAATAAGGGGGTATCCCTATGTCAACAGTTAATTATAAAGTTAAAAAAGTTTCACCCGCAGCTCAAACTAGTACAGCTGCATATGCAGTTGTAGTAGGCTCGAACATAGATGTGGCAGATTATATCGCTTTGGCTTATACTATTAAGGTTATTACCAATAGTATTAAATGGAAAATCATGGGTGCAAATATTTCTGATTATTCTGACGAAGTAGAAGTTCAATCAGAAGCATCAGTTGCTGCTACTGCATCAAGTTCTTATGCAGTGTCAATTGCACCATATGCTTATTACAGAGTCAAAATAATAGATGATGCTGGTCATGGAGTAGTAACGGTTACAGGAATAGCCAAAAGGTAGGTGATATTATGGCTGCATCATACACCAACACTTTATTGACTGACCTTAATAAAGTAAGATTTTTTATACAAGATACTGATATTGCAAATGCACTTTTGCAAGATGAAGAAATTAGTGCAATGATTACTTTGTATGGTTCTTACAAAAGTGCTGCTATAGCTTGTTGTAACGTTTTAGGTTCTAAATATTCAGGAAGTGCGACTAAAAAGAAAATCGGAAATTTGGAAATATCTATGGAAGATGTTTCTAAAAAATATTATGATTTGGCAAAATCCTTAAAAATTCAATTCTCATCTATTTTAGTTCCTTATGCTGGTGGTATTAGTATATCTGAAAAACAAACACAAGATGATAATAGTGATAAAGTTATGCCATTTTTTAAACGTGATATGATGACAGATACCACAGAGGAAGAAGAGGATGATTAATGGATGCTTTGTTATTGGCTTTATGTAAGCAAACTATTACAAAATACAGTTATATAAGTTCTAACAGAGACAACGACTATGCTTGGCACACTGTGGTAACAGGGTCAAGCATAGTTTTAACTGGTGTCGTGGAAGTCACGTTACATGTAAATATGATATCTGGAACTTTGGTTGTTACAAATTCTGCTGGAACTGTAACCTATGTTGTTAATATAGATTATACAATTAATTATACAACTGGAAAAATTAAAAGAACTGCAACCAGCACAATTACGTCTGGTCAAACTGTTAAAGTGAGTTATAATTATGAAACCATCACAACTATAGCATGTAGAATAGAACATAAAAACATTTTAATAAGAAATGCACTTGGTCAAGAAACTTTAAGTTCGTGTCAAATTTATTGTGATGGCTCTACAGTTATTGATATAAAAGATAAAATAACATCAACAGATTTTGATGTTGATTATCCAGAAATTCTTGCTATTAATTCTAATCCAGATGAAAATGGTGATATAGACCATAAACTCGTTTATACTAAATGAGGTGTATTTATGAATATTTCAGTAAATGTAAAAGAGACAGGTACTCAAGAAGCGATTAATAAACTTTCTTCTTTTATAAGACTATATCCTAGAGAAGTTGCAGGTGGTTTAAAAGAAGAGGGAGAATTAACGATGACTGAATCTAAAAAAGAATGTCCAGTAGATACTGGTGCTTTAAGAAGTTCAGGACATGTTGAGGCACCAATTATTAGCGGAGAAAAAATATCTGTAAAATTAGGATATGGTGGTATCGCTACTAAAATAAATCCAAAATCAGGGTTACCAACTACATCTTATGCTATAAAAGTTCATGAAGAGCTTGGCGTCCATCACAAAGTAGGTAAAGCAAAATATTTAGAAGACCCAATAAAAAGAAGACGTATGATGATTTGGCAAAATATAAATGCTAGTGTCACTAGAGCTTTGCGCAGAAGTGGAATCGTTTAAAGATTATAAATGTATTATTATAATAGGAGAACAAAATGGCATTTGATTTAGTTGAAGACATAGCTGTATTAATTGAAACTGCAATCAGTAATGCTATCGTTAAGGGTGAATTTTCAGCGACTGACGATAATTGTATTGCGGTTACTCCGTCTGGTGGATTTGACCCGACTCATACGTTTGGTGGCGGTGATTCTAGCAAACAAAAACCGATTTATATAGAGCCTACGTTTCAAATCGCCTGTAGACATTTGGTCGAAAGCACTTTAGATACGTGGTGGGATTCTATAAAATCGGCATTAGATGGAAAAACAAACTATACTCCTACTGGAACGACTAGAACATATTTGTTTATAAAACAAATGGGAGACGTAATGCCATTGGGCAGAGATGATAATAGGAGACATATACAAACTTTAAATTTTAATACAATGATTATAGGTGCATATTAAATTATAGAAAGGAGTGAACAAAATGTCTTTTATTCATGGTAAGTCCACTTTTATTATGTTAAATGGATATGACATAACTGGATATTTAAATAAAATTGAAACTCCAGCTACTTCAGACACCGCAGAGACTTCAGTTTTTGGATTAAATAACAAAACTTATTTGCCAGGATTGAAGGATGCAACATTTTCAGCAGAAGGGTTGTATGAGGGCACAGCAGCTAAAATTGACCAAATATTAAACAGTATACTTTCTAGTCAAGAGCTTGGGAATGATATATTTTGGATACCAGAAGGCAACGTTATTGGTAACAAAGGTTATGCAATGCATATGTTCCAAACGGCGTATAATACAACTGCTACAAAAGATGACGCCACAAGAATTAATGTAGCAGGACAATCTTCAGGTGGAAGAGAAAGAGTATCCTTGATTAAAGCATACGCATCAGTACCATCATCTTCTGCTTCTGTTGCTCAAAACAATAGTGGCTCTTCTGCAAATGGTGGCGTTGCTTATATTCATGCATCTGCTGTAACTGGTTCTCTTGATGCTATTATTGAAGAATCAGCTACTGGTGCTTTTGGTGGAGAAGAAGATACGTTAGTGACATTTGCTCAGTTAACCACTTTGGGATACGAAAGAGTAGAAATTGCTGCGGGAACAACGATTAAACAGTATGTTAGAGTAAAATATACTATAGTAACTGGACCAAGTGTATTCGCAGTAATTTTGTGCAGAAAATAATTTTATAAGGAGGTAAATAAAATGGCTTTTGTTCATGGTAAAAGTACTTTTGTCGGAATAGCAGTCGCTGCTGCTGTTGCTCCAACAACAAATATATCAGCTTATTGTAATAAAGTTGATTTTCCAACAGCACGA